ACACCAGAAATTGCCATGATGTCTGCACATACTATCTTCGACATGTATCTTGATTACCTAGAAGAAGAAGACTTTATAGGTATGGATATGTGTCGTAAGTTTTTGGAAATGGGTTTTACTAGATCAAGACGTTATGCTAATCATAAAGATGGCAACAAATATGACGAGAATCATAACGTCAAACCCCAAGAACCAGATCATATGACTAATAAGTTTGCTAAGTCTGCTAGAATATTTAAGAAAGTTAGAGACATGGTTGCAAAAAATGAAACATATGTTAACATGAGAAAGCAATGGAGGTCTAACGAATGAACATTTTTGTTACAGATCCAGACCCTGTTAAGTCTGCACAATCTTTACCTGACAAACATATTGTCAAGATGCCCCTAGAAACCTGTCAAATGCTATCAATCGTAGCATCAGAGGAATGGGGTCATTCTTTTGGCACTCTACCTCGTGCTGATGGTCAACCATACAAGACCGAGAAGGGTGCCTTTCGTAATCATCCTTGCACACAGTGGGCACAGAAAAACTGGCGATGGTTAATTGACCATGGTCTTGCCTTATGTGAGGAATATACACACAGGTATGGTAAAAGACATACTTGTCATGATACAATACTCGTAGCAGACCAAATCTTTCCTAAGAAAGATCTAGGTCCTACACCATTTGCTCGTGCTATGTACGATGAGTTCAAGCATGACAAATCTATTTCTACATTTGATGCATACAAACGTTATGTTGCATCTAAACCTTGGGTATGCAATAATTATCTGAGGAAACCTGATCGTAAACCTAACTGGGTTTAATTTTATTATGAATGATTTTTTGTGGGTCGAGAGATATCGTCCCGCCAACGTGAGAGAGTGTATTCTTCCTGAGAATACGTCTCAAATGTTTGAAGGTTTTGTTGAACAAGGAGAGATACCTAATCTTCTCCTAGCAGGACCCGCAGGCATAGGTAAGACAACTATTGCTAAGGCATTATGTAATGAACTAGAAGCAGATTTCTTTGTTATTAATGGATCTGATGAAGGTAGATTCTTAGACACTGTAAGAAATCAAGCAAAGTCATTTGCTGCTAGTGTTTCTCTTACATCAAAAGCAAAGCACAAAGTTATAATTATAGATGAGGCAGATAATTGTACACCTGATGTACAAATGTTATTGCGTGGTAATATTGAAGAGTTCCAGAATGCTTGTAGATTTATATTTACATGCAACTATAAGAACAGGATCATAGATCCTATTCATTCACGTTGTTCTGTCGTAGATTTCAATGTCAAAGGAAAAGAGAGAGCACAAATGGCAGCATCTTTCTTTGATAGAGTCAAAACAATACTAGATATCAACAAGATTGAGTATGAAAAGAAAGTTGTAGCACTAATCATACAGAAATACTTTCCAGATTTTAGGAGAACATTAAATGAATTACAGAAGTATTCTAGTAAAGGCAAAATTGATACTGGGATTCTTGGTAGTGGTGCAGATCTGGCAGTATCTGATCTGGTAACCTATCTCAAAAAGAGAGAGTTTACAAACATGAAGAAGTGGGTTGTTCAGAACCTAGATAATGAACCTCAGATAATCATGAGGAAGGTATACGATACCATGTACACTTACATGAAACCAAAGAGTATACCCGAAGCGGTTCTCATCATGGGTGAGTATCAATACAAAGCAAACTTTGTTATGGATCAGGAAATTAATCTGGTTGCATTCATGACAGAACTAATGATGAGGTGTGAATTTCAATGAACTGTTGGCACTGTAACACAGAACTAATTTGGGGTGGTGATCACGATGGTGAGGACTACTGCAATGAAGAATATAATATAGTCACTAACCTATCGTGTCCTAAGTGTGATGCGTTTGTTTTAGTTTATCATTCACCAAAGAAGTGGGACGAGGATGTTTAAGAAGCACGAGTTATTTCCTACAACAGTCTATGAGTTTAGACTAGATGATGAGAGCATAATGCATGATGCACATGAGTATGCAAAGACTCTAAACATGGACATGTATAATTTTCCTGCGGGTGTAAGAACAAGTCGTGGAGATATACACAAAGAAGAACCCATGAAACCTCTTTGTGGGTTCTTTGAGGACTGTTTAGACTTTATTAGATGTGATCTTGCACTACAAGTAGAGTCACTTAAAATTTCATTGTCATGGTGTAACTATGCACCCGCAGGATCTGGTGCAGGACACCCTCTACACCGACATAATTACTCTTATTTGTCTGGTGTATTCTATTTTACAGAGGGTAGTAACACTGTTTTCCAAGACCCAGTAGACATTCGTAATCTAGACACACTAGAAATTACCAGAGACTACTTTAATGGTCCATTTGAGAGGATAAAAGCAGAACCAGGGAAACTTGTTATATTTCCTGGGTGGTTAAGACATTACAGTGAACCACATGCAGGCACATTTGACAGGTGGTCTATGTCTTTTAACTCATTACCTCATGGTGCTGTCAATGCAGGACCACAAGGTGTACCAATGGCAAGGATAAACGTATTATGAGATTATTAAAAACTCCACTCAGATACCCAGGTGGTAAATCAAGGGCATGTGTACGTCTATATGACTGGTTTCCTGCTGATATAGAGGAGTTCAGAGAACCATTCGTAGGTGGTGGTTCAGTGGCATTATATTTCAGTCAGTTACACCCTGATGTACCAGTGTGGATCAATGATTTATACACCCCTTTATACCATTTTTGGATCAATTTGAGAGACAGAGGTGATGAGTTGAGTGACACCTGTTATGCTATCAAACAAGACCACCCTACACCTGACCTTGCCAGAGAACTATTTGACAAAAGTAAGGTAGAAATACAGACAGCAGACAGTTTTAGACAGGCAGTTCTATTCTGGGTGCTTAACAAGTGTAGTTACTCAGGACTGACAGAGAACTCCTCCTTCTCACAGTCAGCATCAAAGCAAAACTTTACTCTGAGAGGTGCTAATAACCTCAAAAAGTACCAAGAAATCATATCTAAATGGGAGATCACATGTCTTGACTATACTGAATGTTTACATGAGGAAGGTGAAAACATATTTCAGTTCCTAGATCCACCATATAAGATAGGATCATACCTATATGGACGTGATGCAGGGTTGCATAAGGAGTTTGATCATGCTAAGTTTGCAGAGGATTGTAAAGATGCAGAAGGCAAGTGGATGATTACCTATAACATTGACGATGAGATCGAAGAAATGTTTAAGAACTACAACCAGAGATACTTCTCTATAACATATGGTATGCAACACAGACCAGACAACACCAAGAAGGCAGAACTATTAATAACAAACTACGACGAAGAACCTACCAACCCCTTAGAACAACTACTTTATGGATAAATTTGAATATTCTCTCAGTACATATCTCAATGGCATAAACTTAAAACAAGGCAACATTCAAGACGATGAACGTGCCATGAAGAAGTACCCAAAGTTTGTAGTAAACAAGTGTATGTCTGACTATATTGACTGTATTATGTACAGTAATGAAATGAACAGATATTATGACTTAGATAACGATCTTCAATATAATTTTTATCTATATAGTATTAGGAAATCTAAGAGGTTTTCTCCCTGGAATAAAAAATCGACAGATAATGACCTAGAACTTGTGAAAAAGTTCTACGGATATAGTACCGACAAGGCACAAGATGCATTGAAACTACTGAGCAAGGGTCAACTTGAAGTCATCAAAGCGAAACTTAATGTTGGAGGAAAAAAATGACTGATGAGATCTCTTGGTCTCAGGATATGATGTTAGAAGTGACTTTGAAGGAACCTGATGACTTCCTAAAAGTCCGTGAGACCCTTACTCGTATCGGTGTAGCGTCCCGAAAGGACCACAAACTATATCAATCCTGTCACATATTACACAAAAAAGGCAAGTATTATATAGTACACTTTAAAGAACTGTTTGCGTTAGATGGGAAACCAGCAAACATCACTAAGAATGATGTTGAGAGACGTAACAGAATTGCTAAGTTACTATTTGATTGGGGGTTAGTAGACTTCCAAGCAGAAGATTTGACAGAGGTAGCACCATTGAATCAAATCAAGGTACTATCATACAAAGACAAGGCAGACTGGATTCTTGAATCCAAATATAACATAGGCAAAAAGAAAGTAGTAGCAGAAACATGAAGGCATTTGCAGTAAAACAAATCAAAAGGTTCTTCGAGACAGGAAACTGGGCATTAAAGTTAATCTTTATTGTTGTACTTGCAGAACTGACCTTCGTAGGTGGTGCTCTTGTTGGTCTTGCAGGACCACTTGATGAGAATGACAGTGACAACATTAAACATATACTGTCATTAGTTGCTACTAAATCATTTGCACTCTATGCTGCTGAAAAAGCAGGAGCAAAAGAAAAGTACCTAATCGAAAAGGCAAAAACATGATAGGAAAAGAAACACCAGAGATCAAGTATGATCGAGCACTGACACTATTTGAAGAGTCAGTATTGGCACCAGACCACAAACTCAGGGGGTGTGCACATAACCAAGGTTGTTTCGATGAGTTAATGGAGATCCGAGAACATGTGTTGAAGTATCTTAGAACATTAAGAGAAGTCACACACCATGTAAATGCTGATGAGAGTGATGAATTAGAGACTGCTAAGATGATATCAGAGAAACCATACTACACGAAATGGAGATAAAATTTCACAAAACATTTGGACCAGGGAAAGAACCATGGTACGTCAAATATGAGAGATGGGCGAAGAAACAACGCTTCCCTATCTCTTTTTTGGCATTAGGAGTTATCGCTTGGTTAAAAGAGAAATGGATAGAAGGTAAGGTTGACATGGAAATGACAAGTGTTGACGCACAGGCAGAGGAAATATTGCAAAAATGGGAAGAAGATGCTAAGATAAAGTCAACAATCAAAACAACTCCATCAGAGGTCAAAGGACTCGATGACATGGAGATAAATTACAATGAGTGAAGTCCACTTTAAGAAGCATCGGGTGTTCAGAGAGACACCAGATGTCATATTTTATGACATTTCGGTAGAGGAATCTAATGCATCTGACTTAGTGATACATGATGGTCCTGCTACATCACCACCTGACGACATGGTAGGTGCAAAACAGTTCTATATTCACAAATATCAGGACGATTACAACAGAGTTGTATCAGGAGAGAGACAGTTCGAGTTAGTAAACTTTGACTGGAAATATCCATACCACATAGTACACCTCAATCGTGCTAGTGGTGCCCTAATGATACCTAAAATGACCTATCATAGGTCTAAATCAGGTGAGTCAGGGTCTATTGTAATCAACCAGTCACAGAGGTATGAAGGATTCGATAGTGAGTCTGAATTTATACCTGTATCTTGTGCTTCTGTACCTAAATTATACAAGGTATTGATGCATGAGAAACCAGTGGTGCACACCCTAGGTGAGTAGGTTGACTATATAATGTAAGCATGTTAAAATTATTTGTTACTAAGTATGCAAATGAACACATATCACATATATTGGAAAGATCGACCTATTTTTAAGAACTTGGAAGAGGATGATTTCTTTATGATATGGGAGAAAATCATGCACTCCTACAATGACGAGTTATCTTACATAAGATTGAAAGGTAACGAGACAGCAGACCTTGAAACTTCACATTAATGTACTCTCAGTCAACCAATCTTGAATCAGCATTTTACCTCTACGCTAAGAGAGTAGAAGCACTTCATGCAATGGTGATGGGAAAGAAGTTAGGTGCGGAGGAGGCATACCAACACCTTAAAATAGAGCGAAAAGCACTAAAAAAGGTGTACAAAAAACATAAACGAACTGAATACGACAGACATTGAAATTCTTAGGATTAAGAATTGATGATCATGATTCCAACATTACATATACTGATGGTAAAACAGTAAAGTATTGTGCAACTGAGCGTCTTTTCGGCATTAAACATCATGGATACGATAACATTTGGCAGTGGTCAGATGTACTAGATTTTTGGGGTGTAAAACTAAGTGACATAGATGCTATTGCTATGATCACAGACAAGATTTGCTTCGCAGAGA